TCTATGTACATCATAAGTACGGTGATGATGATTACATCGAGGAAGAACACTTAGGTTGTCAGAACTTTCCTGTTTGTGACACAGAAGGTTGCGGGGGTGGTAAATAATGGCACAAGGACAGACACACGGCGGTAAGGGTTCAGCAGTGCGCCCTACTGACAAGAAGAAGTACGAGAACAATTATGACGCTATCTTCGGTAAGAAGAACAAAGAAAAGGAGAAGAAACAAGATGACAACACAAAGAACAGTTAGGTACGAGTTCATCGCACACCCTTATGATTGTGAGCTAGGTTCCTCTCCAAACACCACAGTTAGTTTAGTCATACACGACAGAGACATTTCACTGCCAGAGATGTACAAACAGTTTGAATATTTTTTAAAGGCCGCAGGCTATTACCCACCAACGGAAGAAGAATAATGGATAAGTACCAACAGTTTATACACAAGTCACGCTACGCGCGCTGGATTAAAGAGGAAGGCCGTCGTGAGACGTGGGAGGAGACAGTACAACGATATGTCGATTTTTGGGCAGAACGTGGACAGATTGATAGCAAAGTGTCGAAGAAACTGTATAACGCTATCTACAACCTAGAAGTTATGCCGTCAATGCGCTGTCTTATGACTGCCGGTGTAGCCTTGGACAAGGACAACGTAGCAGGCTTTAACTGTAGTTACCTAGCCATTGACTCACCACGTAGCTTTGACGAGCTTATGTACGTGCTTATGTGCGGTACTGGTGTCGGGTTCAGTGTTGAACGTAACTTCATTACCAAGCTACCTGTCGTTGCTGAGTCCTTCCATAAGACTGACACAACGATTGTAGTGGGCGACAGTAAGGTAGGATGGGCATCAGCATTCCGTGAGCTTATCGCTATGCTGTACGCAGGTAAGATACCTAACTGGGATATGTCAAAGGTACGACCCGCAGGTGCAAGACTAGAGACATTTGGTGGCCGAGCGTCAGGGGCGCAACCCTTGGAGGACTTGTTCCACTTCTGTGTTGATGTCTTCCGCAAGGCAGAGGGACGTAAGCTAACCAGCCTTGAATGTCACGATGTAGTGTGTAAGGTTGCTGACATTGTAGTTGTGGGTGGTGTAAGACGTTCAGCTTTGATTAGCTTGTCAAACCTCTCAGACGGACGTATGGCGAAGGCTAAGTCAGGAGCATGGTGGGAGCTTAACGGACACCGTAGACTGGCTAACAACAGCGTAGCGTACACAGAGAAGCCAGACTTCGAGGCGTTCCTCAATGAGATGCAGACATTGTACGAGTCTAAGTCAGGTGAACGTGGTTTGTTTAGTCGTGTAGCAGCACAGAAGATTGCAGCTAGGAATGGCCGTCGTGACCCTAACTATGACTTCGGTACTAACCCTTGCTCTGAGATTATCCTACGTAGTAATCAGTTCTGTAACTTGTCAGAGATTGTAGTACGAGAGGATGACACGGAAGAGACGTTGAAAGCTAAGGCGGAAGTAGCGGCCATCATTGGTACACTACAGGCTACCCTGACTGACTTCAGATATTTACGTAACATCTGGAAGAAGAACACAGAGGAAGAGGCTTTACTGGGCGTGAGTATGACAGGTATCATGGACAACAAACTGTTAAGCACACCTAACTCACCGCATTGTGAAGTGGTGTTGGAGAATGTGAGAAATGTTGCTATTGAAACTAATAAGAAGTGGGCTAAGAAACTTGGCATCAATCAGTCTACTGCCGTTACTGCTGTTAAACCGAGTGGTACTGTTTCTCAGCTTGTCGATAGTGCTAGTGGCATCCATCCTCGCTTCTCTAAGCATTACATTAGACGGGTACGTTCGGACAAGAAAGACCCGCTTGCAGTCTTCATGTCAGCCGCAGGATTCCCTGTAGAGGACGATGTGATGTCTGATTCGTCATCGGTGTTTAGCTTCCCTGTCAAGGCACCAGAGACCAGTGTGACGGTCAGTGACGTAGGTGCAATGCACCAGCTAGAGCTTTGGAAGATGTACCAGAATCATTGGTGTGAGCATAAGCCAAGTATCACAGTATACTACACTGACAGCGAGTTCCTTCAGGTAGCTCAGTGGATTTGGGATAACTTTGACTTGTGTAGTGGAATTAGTTTGTTGCCTGTTAGTGAACATACGTATCAGCAAGCTCCTTATGAGGACATCAGTGCTGAACAATATAAAGAACTACTAGCATCAATGCCAAAAGATATTAACTGGTCTGACCTACAATACTTTGAGCAGGAAGACAACACAACCGGCTCACAGGAACTAGCGTGTACCGGAGGTGCTTGTGAAATAGTTTAAGAAAGTGCTGATATGCGGTGTTATACTACGCAAACAGCAACTGAAGTAAACTTGGGGGTCGCAATGACCCCCCTTTTTTACTCGCTGGGGACTTGCGCCCCTACAATCATTCCGGTAATAGCAGCAGTTTTAGGTAGACCTTCAACAAATTTATTGAACAAACCCTTAGATATTTTATCTCCCTTCTGTAATTGAGCGTTCATAGCTTTTGCTATATTTATCTTTTTATCAACTACTTTAGGGTCTATCTGCTTTCGAGCTAGTGTTGAGAAAACAGGATAAAGCAGAGAACTTAAACCAGGGTTACGGATAGCACCCAGTTCCGCCCCTCTAACAGCAAGGGACAAAGCAGCTTCAGAACCTTCAATACCCTTAGACATTAAATCTACTTCCTGAGCTAACTTATAAAGTTTATCTCCTTTCTCTTTACCCACAATAGCATTGAACGTATCCGAAAACTTACCCAGCTCCATTTTTTGTAGGAAGTTATTAAAGTGTTGAGGCGAGCCAGTCGGGAACAAGTTGTTAATAAACTCCTTCTCAATAGACTTTATCATATTTTCACCATCTACTGTCACTTTCAACTCTTTAGCTTTTGACATGAGTTTTTTAAGGTCTTGTACTGCAAGGTTTTCACCAGATTTAACCAAGTATTGACCAATGTCGGCTACGTTATCCTTTTTAAGCGCCTTAGATACCCAACCGCCGTGAATGGTGTTTATGCCTTCCTTATACAGTCCTGACAAATCCTTATACTTCTCAAGCAACAAAGGGTTAAAATTCTGAGCAGCAGAATCCATAGACTTTGACAGGTCTGTAATGGCTTCTCCAATTAACTTCTCTGCTTTAGTGTTTTTCTCACCCACCGAACGCTCCATGTCACGTTGCAGAGACTTTAAAGTAGAAAGCTCTGTATGTGCTTCCGAGAATGACATATTAGGACGCATACTAGTGAGCTTATTAGCAATAGTTTTGTGCTTACCTAGAATACCTGTAGTACCTTCCTTTGTAATTAACTCATCCAAAGCATCCTCGCCCCGTTTAATAGCAGACTGAGGTCGAACAATGTTTTTATTGGTGTTAAAAATTTTCTCCAGATTTCCAGTAGCTATGCTTAGCATTTTATTAGCTGTGGGGTCGTTCCCGATTCGCCCTTTTAACTCTCGCAGCTCTCTTAACTTCTTGTATACTTCTTTCGGGGACAGCACGGTGTTGATGTTATTTACGTTATCTAAAACAGATTTTACTGAAGATGTCTTTTTGCTTTTAGGTAAAGATAGATAAGCACTACGGACTCTGTTTTTTATATTACCTGTTTTAAGAAAGACAGAACCTTCTTTGTCTATTATCTGATACATAGGAGTAACAATAGCCTTCAAAGCCGTATCACTGTCCTCTACCATCTTTATGAGAGCTTCGCCTGTTTCTTCTCTCGTTAAATCGTCAGTAGAACGACCAAGTATTTCTTTAAACTGGTCTACGATATATTTGTCTTGAGTTTTTAAAGAGTTTTCGTACTCCTGCTTCATAAACATGGAAGAAGAGGCGTAGTCTTGTCCTAAACGTCCCGTTTTGCTCTCTGGAACCGCTTGTACGGGCATAAGGCCGCCGCCCTTCTGCATAAGTTTCTGGTTAAGTTCCGAGGCAAGCCGTAGTTCTTCACCACGCTTCCCTAAGTTCTGTACTACTTCCTGTAGGTACTGTTCACTAAACTCACCGGAAGCTATGACATTATCAAGGGTTGTGTCACCACGCTGAATAGCAAGGGCGAGGTCAGTCGCTGCTGCCTCTCCTGTACTGCTAAAGTATTGTGGAGAGAAAAACTTACTAATGGGCTGATATACTGTCTTCAGTCCCTTACCAAGAATACCAAAACCAGCGCCGAATGCGGCATCTTTAGCTGCTGCTTCTAATGATTCTTCCGTTGCTGTGTTAAGGTCGAAGTCTCTGTCCTCAACATATGATTCAGCAAGTTCGCCACTAAAGTAACCAGTTCCTGCGCCTACAGCTCCACCAAGCAAACCGCCAACAACGGAACCTACTGGCCCAAAAGCTGTACCTAAAGAGGCACCATATAAGGCACCGGCAACGGCACCTCCTGTTTCAGTAACAGTAGATATGTAGTCGGCTTTAGTTGCTTGGTCTATATTGTAATCCTCTTCCGTGGCTAATCCAGAACCAATAGCATATTGCTTTATTTGTTCTTCTGTAGTCCCATCAGGTATTCCGTCAATTACTTGTCCTGTGGGTAATGTTTTACTAAAAGACATATTAAATTCCTATCTTATCTGAAGCCTCGTCGAGAAGCTTGTGTAGGTACGCTTGCGGTTGTTAGCGTATCTGCGGCTACTTGAGCATCCCAAGTCATTGGTTTTTCGGGTATATCGTAGCCGGGAAGATTGTACTGCTGCGCTACTTGCTCTGCATACCCTTCACTTTTCTTCAAGTCTTGCCAATGCTGAACAAAACCAGCTTGATTGCCTCTATTATCGTTTAAGTATTTAGCTTTTTCTTTATTCCTTTCAGCATTAAACGCAGACATTTTAGCCATGGCTTTAAGGAATCTTTCAATTTCCTTTGCGTTCCAGTCCTTAGTTGGAAAACCTTTTTGAATTATAGCAATATCTCGGTCAGAAGCAACACCCGGTGGTAGATTATTGATAATACCAACGGATATTAAGTTATCAAACTCCGTTTTTAAAGAGTCAACTGCGGTTTGTCCACCTAAAAACTCTTTAGTCGCAGACCAAGTTTTACCGATGACGCCGCCAGTAGGCTTAAAGCGTGCGTATCGTGAGATTAAATTTAAAGCTTTTGCGGCTTCCCCATCAGCTTTTTCCGCTGCTTCCTCTGCCTCAGCAATTCTTTCATAATCTCCAGCAAGCATTTTACGACCACGAGCTTTTTCCGCTGCAAGTCTTTCAATCTCTCTTTGTTCTGCCCTTTGTCTATAACCGCTAGATACCTCAGCTTGTCCCATAGCCTGTATCTTAGCAGCCGTCTGAGCAGCACCAGCGAGGTCACCAGTACCTTGTTGTATCTTAGCCAGCTTCGCTAGGTCTTCCGGTTTATTTAAGTCCAGACCAGCTAACGCTTGACCCATACGTGCTTGGGGCGAAGGGGCGCCACCACTAGCGACACGACCTAAGCTACCCTGAAGTCGTTGTGCTTGTTGCTGACCAAACATACCACGGAAACCGGGAGTACCGGGTACAGCAGAAGTAGGCTGTTGTGTGGGAGTAATCTCCGTGAGCATTCTCATTAAATCTTTAGCCATTAGGTTTGTCTCCTTTATTGTTGAGTTATGTCAAAGTTACTACCTAAATCAAGAACATCTTGAATGTCCTGTACTGTATCAGTAGGTGTGTAATTTTCATTAAGTGAAATACCGCCAAACATACCACCAATAACAGGTAGACCAGAAAGATAGTCTTGTGCGCCGCTAAAAATATTACTAAATATACCATCTTGTCCCGAAGCTAAATCGGGCTGACGTAACGCAGCCGCTGCTATCTGCTCCTGTAGTGTAGCTTCTCGACCTAACAAACTATCAAGCAAGGAACGCTGCTGTTGTAGTCTCAGCTGGTTAGCTAAGTCTTCAGCCTGTGTACGGGCTTCAACACCACCTAAACCTAATTCAGCTTGGTACTGTGCGCCAGTTCTACGGCCTACGTCGGCAAACCCGGCAGGAGTAGCTGCGGCACCAAAGAGTCCAATAGCCTGCTGTTGTGGCATATAACCAGCACCCAGTAGACCCTGTGCCCCTAGAAGTGATTGCTGTTGTTCAGCCAATGCTTGCTGTCTAGCACCTAAACTAGCTCGTGACATAGCTTCCTGTCGTGCAGTCTCCTGTGCCAGTAACTCAGGAGAAGCACCACCGTAAGCAGCGGAGGAAAGACCTAAGCGACCTTGGGATAGCATACGCTCTTCTAAAGCTAGACGCTGACGTTCCTCTTCAGGACGCTGTGTAGCTCGAATCTGTTCAAAGATAGCAGCTTGCTGTGCCGCAGGGTCTTGTCCTACTTGACCAAATAAACCTGCTGCTTGTCCCATTAGCTGCGTTTGTAAAGCCTGTTGCTCAGGAGACAACCCAACGGTTAAACCCCCTTCAGGTGTTGCTGAAACATCAGCTAAAGTACCTGTGACTGTGTAGGGTTTAAACTGAGTAGCTTCCCCTACCTGTCCTGCAAGTCCTGTAAGGGCTGCCTGCTGCTCACGACCTAGCTGTTGAACGTCTTGGATGTTCTCACGTCCTAGGTAGTAATCAGCGCCGGCTCTAGCTGCGTCAGTTAAATCAAATAAACTCATTATATTAGTCTCCCTAATAGAGCGTGTATGTCAATTTTTTGAATAGAGAACTGAGCCTCGTTAATCTCAGCTTCAAGGCCAATCGTCACTACCTCACCGCTACCACTGGTGTTTACCTTCGGAGTGTTGATAAGAATAGATGAAGTGTATTCACCAGTAGTGTTGTACTCAGCAATGCCGTACTCGGCTAGAGTTCCTGTACCAAAGATAAATGCTTGTTTGGTATAATTTTGCGCATAGTCATAGCCCCAGTTAAGAGTTGTGGGCGTGTTTTGACCACCGATAATAGTTAAGTTAAACTTCTTCAAGAACTTTAGGTTGGACGTATTGCCAAAGTCCAAAGGATTACTAAAGTAACGCATCTCGTACTTCTCAGTCCCGTCTAAGTACCCACTGTACTTTACAATACCGCTGTCTTTACCTATGTAAACAGTACCGTCTTCAAGAACAGTAAACGACAAAGGGTAGAGGCTTGACCAAGTAGTAGCGCGCTGAGAACCATCCTCTAGTGGTGTTCTCATATCAAAACAATATGCAGTGTTGCTGTCAGGAAGTGTCAACACATAGAAAGCATTGTCAGAACTATACATAGACTTTATGGGATTACTTTGTAAAACTACTAATGACATTAAATCAGTACGTACATTCTTACTGATGTCGCGCATAGGTAGGGACTTTTCTTGTATAACCCTTTCGAAACTACGTACACCTGAATTAGACAAAAAGAGAATGTCTTTGCCTGTGTGCTGTACTGAGTCACGAGCGATACAACCAACGCCCTCTACAGTGTCTACAAGGGTCATAGAGGCCGGAGAAGTAGCACCGGAGTACACCAGTATAGACTTCTTGCCAAAGATGATTAGAAAGCCATTGTGAGCTGCTAAGGCTGTTATCTCATCAAAGCCCGTAGGCCATACAGTCGTGACATCTAACGAACCTGAAGTACCGCCTGTCCAGTGATGTCCATTTAACAAATCAGACCAGTATACTGTGTGCTTATTACCAGTAACATCAGCCGCCCAAAGTCTACCGTAAGCTGCTAAAACTTCATTAGCCTCTGGTGGATTACCTGTCGCGTGTGTGTGTGCTGAGTGTTCTTCCAATACAAAAGAACCCTCGTGGTCGGTGCCAAGCACGTACTCATGGTCTCGTTGGAACAAATACACATGGTCGTTTAGAGTCACAACTTTCCAGTTGTTAGCTGTGGGAGTGTAACCTGCGGGTGTCGCGTCCGTTAGTGTTGTAGTCCCTGTAAATATTTTGTTGTTACCTGCTGACAGTATATATTTATCGCCGGAAGAATCAATGTATTCGTACACTGTTTCAATACCACGGCTAGTCCCTAGTACGGAGGAACCGTTGGTACTGACTTCCTCCCAGCCTTCTCTTGCACCGATACGACCCAGCTTGTCAATAACACAGTTGTCTGCGATAGACGCAAACGAAGGATTACCGCCAATAGGTGAATCCTCTGTGTTAAGGCCAAAGAATCCCGGTGCTGCTACTGTAATGTTCTGTAATTGTTGAGCCATTATGAATACCAGATAGTTTCTTCGGGGTGTTTGGCTGAGTCATAAGCAATGGCGTCGGACAAAGAGACATCAGCCAGAGCAAACAATTCAGCGGCGCTTGTTCCACCAGTTTCTCCACGCTCCCTAGCACCCAACGCTGTAGCCAGTTGAGTCACCGGCAAAGAGGGAACTGTGAGCTTGTCAGTATCTTCAGTAAAGTCAGCAGTACGTACAGCAGAGTTAAATGTCAAGGTGTACGCTTTGTCTGGGTTAGGATAAATCTCAACAGTGTCATCACCATTAGTGTCTACACCTTTGAAGCAATAGTACTGAGGCTTGCCCGACGGTGGGGGAGTTACTAAGTTAGCATTATCCATCCAAGCAGCACCACGGTATTGCACAAAGTTCTTAGAAGTCTCATCAACAACGTTAAAGACCTTCAAGTTAGTGCCTGAGCCTGTCAAAGAATATGTAGTAGTGTCAGCAACAAGAGACACAGGAAGCTCGGTACGCAATGCAGTCCAGTCGTAAGCGTCCTCTACAGTTCTTTTTGCATCATTAACAAACTCTCCTATCAGTTTAGAGTAGCTGTTCTGTGCTACAGTGCTTACCTCCTCCTCACGGAGCCGACGCAGTACACTGTTTACTATCTGTAAGTATGTCATTAATTAAACCCTTCTTCCTGTTAATAAACCCTGCGGTCTACGTTGTGTTGCTTGTGTTGGTTGTAAAAACTGTCCTAGTATGTTTGTTTGTGGTAACACAGGTGCCGTTGGAACTTGAGCAACTGGCATTAGAGGCTGTTGTCCTAGCCTTTGTATCTGTGGAGCTGCTGTTATTTCTGTTTCAAACTGCAACATATCCTTAAACAAAGTGTCCGTAGTTCTTGTACCTGCTCTCGGTGAAGCCATAAACGAAGGCATGGTTATTTGTGGTAAGTTAAGATTAATATTAGGTAAGTCTATGCTAGGCAAGTCTACGCTTGGTAAGTCTACTTCAGGTATAGCATCAACTACTGTCTCTACGACATCACCTACAACTTGCGCTACGTCCTCTACAGCCGCTCCTGTGTCCTGAGCTACGTCTTCAATAATATCACCAGCTGACTGTCCTATGTCTTCCAGAACGTCTCCTGTGACCTGTAGAGCGTCTTCTCCTGCCTGTAATGCTGGGTCTACAAACTCTTCACCTATGTAGTCTAAAACATCGTCTACGGGGTCTACAACACCTTCTTCAACAGCATCGCCTATGACCTGTGCAACGTCTTCCACTACATCACCAGTCGTCTGAACTACGTCTTCCGCAACGTCTCCGATGGTCTGTGCAACAGGGTCTACAATCTCTTCGCCCACAAAGTCTAAGACATCATCTACAGGGTCTACAACGTAGTCTTCAATAACGTCCCCTACTTCCTGTGCTACATCTTCGGCAGCCTGTATAGCAGGGTCTACGAACTCAGAACCTACGTAGTCAAGAGCATCATCTATCGGGTCAATAATAACATCTTCGACTACTGCCGCGATAGGTTCTACCGCTTGAAGGATAGGGTCAACCACCTCACTACCAAGTAAGTCTAGTATGTCGTCCGCTGGGTCAATGATAACATCCTCGACTACATCGCCAACTACTTGGGCTACGTCTTCGACACCATCAAAGATAGGCTGTAAAGCGTCTCCTACGTTCTGTACTACTTCCACGATAGGGTCTAAAACGGAAGAAAGGTCACCGACATCTATATCAGGAACACCTCCGAAACCGCCACCCTCAGTTATGTATTCCACTAAACCGTCTTCCAAAGCGTCTTGAAAGTCCCCGCCTGCTATAGCTGTTTCTAAGGCTGCTTTTGTACCCTCAATAAAGTCAGGGTCGTTTGCAAGTGCAGGAGGTATACCGATTGCTTCTAAGTTGTCGCTTATCAGAGTATTGCCTTGAAGAGCTAAAGCAGCTCCTAAGACATCTTGGTCACCGATTGCGCTAATAAGGCTTGTTGTCTGGTTATACGTTAAACCACCTAAACCAATTCCATCTATCATTTCAGTTGCGGATAGCGCACCGTCAAAACCCATTAATAAGTTATCAGCCATTTGCTGACCGACTGTCCCGCTTAATGGAGAATTAACCCACTCACTACTCATGTCCGTTGGCGGGGTAATAATACCTGCTTGTTCCAAACCACCAATAACCAGATTAGCGTAATCAGAACCGTGTAGTGTTTCACCTGTTGCTAAACGAATAGCAGAGTAAAGCTGTTCTGATTTACCACCTGTGTAGATGGCAGCAAAAGTACGAACCCCGGGAATTAAGAACTCATCACGCCACTCATTCCACGCGCTATATTCTATAGGTGGGATGTCACCTTGTACACGCAGATTGTCATAGTACTGTAACTCATTTACATTTTCTCGATTATACTGAGCTTCTGTTTCTGGAATATAATAAGTATCTTCACTAACAACACTCCAAGCATTAGGGTCATTAGGGCGGTAAGCTACTAGTGTCGTTTCTCCTTCTCTAACGCCCGCGGCTGGAACATCGGCAGGCGCAGGAGCTTCTATAATATAGTAAGGATTTTCTGAATCTTTTTGAGATAAATTCCACTCAGAACGCCATGCGCTTTCGTAGTCTTCCTTTTCTATCTCACCTCTTTTTTCTAGCTCCTGTAAATAAGACACCCGTAGTCCGAAATCTAACTCTTCATACTTTTCTTGAAAAGCTGACATATCTTCTTTACGAAGATTATCCATAGCGCTTGTAAAGTTTTCTTTCTTTTCTAAGAAATCTGAAGCAAGTAGTTCACGCCCTTCGTAGATACTTTCATCAGAATCGTACCAATCTCTCGCAGTTTCAGGGTCTACTCCTCTGCTTATCATTTGATTGTGATAATAAGCTCTTTCATATTCTTCAGGGTCTCCACCTAAACGACGACCCATTGTAGGAAAGGCTGAACCGGAGGCGGCCTGTGTGATTGCTTGTTGACGGAAAAGTTCTTCACTTGTTTGAAAGTAAAGGTCAGCCATCATTTCGTCATCATATTCTATATAAGGAAGGTAGCTGCTTTCCATCGCATCGCGCATCATCTCAGGGTCATCTAAGAAATCTACTTTTCCAAGGTCACTTCCTGATATAAATACTTTCGCGAATGAGTCGAAAGGGTCTAAGCTTTCTCGATAACCCGTGGCTCGTCCTTCTTCTTCTTCTTCTTTTACAGAGGGTTCTCCACGGTATCCTGAGCCAGCTCCATACTCCACAGCAAAGGGGTCAGTTTCCTCGTCAAACGAACTAGCAAGGCTAACAACTTCTTCGGCACCCACAGGCTGTACTGTGTAGTCAGGTGTAGTTTTTTGTTTAGCTTCCCACGCTGCTAAGTCTTCTCTGTAGTAACGACTTCTACTGCCGCCACGATAGCGACTTGGGTCTGGTTTAGGTAGTGCCATTCTTAACCCCTTTAGTTTTCTCTACTGTACGTAACACCCCTAACCCTAACATACCCATAAGAACTGGCATCATTGTTGACAAATCTATAAGGGGAATGTTGACTGAAGAATCGGCCAAAGCCAACGTAAAATTTGCCATCGGAATAACCAAGAAGTTACTCGCCATAGAAAGCACGCATACCCAGCCGACAGCCGGACGCCAACCTGCGACAAATAAGTTCCTATGTCCCGCTTCAGTTTTGTTTACCTCTATCTGTGCCATTGCACTTTCGTGTGCGTATTTCTCTGCCATAGTCGCAACTTCATGGGCAATCTTTTGCTTGGTGTCAGCATCAGGTATAAACTTGTCAAGTATGCTTGTAACGGGCTGTATTAAAGATTTAAGTATACTCATATTATACACTATTTAGTCTTGTTTGTCAAGTAGTTTTTTACCATGAACTAACATTTGTACTGTGTCTGACTCGTATATTCTAATACCCAACCACACTATGGTGAATATAGAGGCGACTGGCGGTAACCAAGCTGCGAGAGCAAGGATACCTGTTGATGCGGCAGCAACGTCCAAAGCTTCTTTTGTTTCTTCCACCATGCTTAAATCCTTATTTTAAGTTTAGGGGGTTTTACCAAGGAACGCCTGCTTCCTGAGTTGGATTTTTTTCAGCGTCAATCTGTGATGCAATAGAAGCTTCGATGCTTTCTACTTGCTCTTCGCCAAGTGAATCTTTAGTCCAGCCGATAGCCATCTCTTCAGTGATGTCAGCATATGGAACATAGTCAGGTGATGATGGGTCAGGGGTAAAGCCACAAGTGCCATAAGAGCTGCCTGAGTAAGTTACATCATCTACTACTTCGCTGTCTGATGCTCTCCAGTGGGCTACAATAACTGCGCCGTCTGAGATTTCGTGTTCAAGGGTTGAGATTGTCCAAGTTACTGCCATTGTTTTATTCCTTTTTGTTTAATTAAGGCGCTGTAGGCCAAGTAATGTTAGTTGGAAATCCTGCTTGTTCCGATATGTCACGTAGCTCTGTGCGGTAAGTAGCCCAAGAAGCCTTTGTGCTGTCGTCTAAAGGACTGTCGGGCATCTGCGTCCAGTCACATAGGGTCAGTAGCTCATCACGCTCATAACGCACGCTAGAGGCTTCTGAGGCTATTTCGTCTGCTGTCTTGTCCCGTACAACCCAAGGCAGTGTCCATACACCTTCTACAAGCACAGGCGCTGAAGCATGAACAGCAGTTTCTGTATGCGATATATTTTCTGGAAACTCTCCTCTAACTATTGAAAACACGCCAAAAGAAATTAAGGTTTCTTCGTTTATCTCTAGTGGGAAAGAAACACCTGAGTTGTCTTTTCGTAATTTTTTTATACTATAGGGAAACTCATCTACAGTGTTATTGATTGTTTTTACGTACATAATAAATCCTTAGTTGTATAAGTGTACTTTAGCGCCTTGATATGCCAAGCTTGAATGGTCAATAGTAGTTTCTAAAGTTAAATTAGATGGGTCAGAGTATTCTATAACTTTAACTCCTGCTGGGCTGTAGCTATTACCGTAAGAGTTATATACTCTTTTAGCTCCAGCGTCAATAGCCATACTTTTTCTAAGTGTATCATTAGAGTAGCCGACACCTGTATAGGTATCTAATAAAGTTAAATTAGACGGGTCGCTTACATCAATGCTGGAGATTTTTCCGTATCGGTTAGAAACAAAAGCTATTTCTGCGTCTACATCTACCTCTACCGCCATCGCGTAGTCTAAGTTTGTAGTGTCACCGAGGCTATCCAAAAGCACTGCCGCTGTGTCAGTGCTGACATCAATAGCTATAATTCTATCGCTGCTAGTTACTGCGTATAAAATATCATTTGCAACATCTAAAAAGGTATCTTGTACATACTGCGCTATAGAGCCGAGTTGTAAATTATCTTTAAAAACCATAACATTAGTTCCTGTTGGGCTAATGTCAAAAGTACGTAAACTAGAGCTAGTAAAGTAATAAAGCAGCTCTCTTGTGGGATTAACTGTTAGACCGTATGTTGCTGACCCGTATTGTAAAAACCACTCTAATGTTACATTTGTCGGGTCGCTATAGTCGTATCTACAATGGCCCTTATTTGATGTAGTGCCAGATAAGTTAGCGGTATATGCGAACTCTTTTGAAGGGTCAACAGCTACCCCAGTAACTTGGTCTAACCCAACAGAATTTATTACGGTGTCTGCTACAACTATATTTGTGTCATCGCTCCAATCTGCAATAGCTAAACGGTCAGCATTCCTGTTCGTCACCATAAAAACTTTATTAGTATCATCTACTGCTGTGTACATGTCTGCCCCGCCAGCGCCGACGTTAAAACCGAAAGCCGAATTATTAAAATAATCAATCTGCGAAGCATCGTCTAAATCATTAAGCAGGGTTGTGCCGCCGCTGCCTGCTATTGTAAGAAGCTTTGTAAAATCTGGGTCAGGCGTGACTCCAGAATCAGTCTTAGCCTTGATAAGTTTATTAGCTACTGTACTCATTATGCCATCGCCTGTCCAGCCGTGAAGCCGTAGTAAGTAGTACCACCG